ATCTTCATCGCCCCAATCGCCGCAAGGATATCCATCTGTAAACATAATGAATTTCTTAGGCTCAATACCTTCGTTTTTCATAAATTCCCAGTTGGCTTCAAATGCAGTTCCGCCGCCACCCTTGACCTCGTAGCTCATAATATCGTCAGCAGAATCACCTGTAAACTTGGCATAATTATATACTTGTGTATCAAAGCACCAAAGATCCAATTTAAAATCTTGATACTCGTCCATGATGCCTTTAACTTCGCTTAGAAAGTCTTTGGCCATTTTGTCTGAAATACTACCACTCATATCAATTGCTACTGATACATCAATGGTTTCTTCATTCATCATTCCTGGTAGAATAGCACCGCAGTGCTGTGACTTACGGTTAGGACGACTAAAACTAAAATTGCTTTTTAGAATACTTTGAATATTCATTCGCAATAATTGCCGCCAATCCATTTTAGGTTCAGTAAAGTCACTAATTAGTCGCTTGACACCAGCAGGCACACGTCCGGCACCGGCTGATTGTGCGGCTGCTACCATTGCTTCTTTGATCTCGTCGCGAATAGCTTTCTTTTCAGCTTCGGATAATTTGGGACGACCTTTGCCTTTGCCTTTGCCACTACCGTCGATTTCTTCGCCCTCACCTTCATCTTCGCCCTCACCATCGGTCTCGTCATCTAAGTGTTCATCTAGCAATTCACCGAGTGAGCTGATATCAATTTTGTCTGCTTTTTCGTAAAGTTCTTCATAGATCTCTTCGTAGCTCTTGCCACGATATTTGTCGTCTTGGAAAATTTTAATCCAGCTAGGGACTGAACCAATGCGTTCATCTTTAAGAATTTGATTAACAGCGTAGTCGGCAGCAATGTTTGACAATACTGGATCACGGAAATCACGACGACCCATATGATCAAATACATTATGTAATACTTCGTGCGCAAAACCAAATTCTGCTTCTTTAGTACTAAGTTTATGAACAAAATCGTTATTGTAGTAAAAATTACGACCGTCAGTGGCCAATGTGGAGCACCATTCAGTGGCGTCGATCAATTTCATGCGTGTGGCCAAATTACCAAAGAATGGTTGGCGCAATAGCAAACCGATTCGAGCAGTAATAAGTTTTTCTAGAATCTTGTTTTTTTCAGCGCTTGAGAATTCTTGGCTGGTTGCTGATTTTTTAATCTTTTCAGCTTTCATTACAGATGACATATGACTTCCTTGTTAGCGTTAAGTATATTATTATACATTAAATTTATCAAAAGAGCAAGTAAAAAGGCCCCTTGGGGGCCTTTTATCAAGATTGCATTGCTTGAATAATGTACTTTCCGAACTTTTTATGGAAAGTATCAAAGTGTTCAAGTTTGCTAGAATCAAATGGCAGATCGTAACTAGTAAGCGCAATTTTAGCAGCCATCACAGTCAACTCGGTTGGGAAGCTCTCCATCAAAAACTTGAAGAAGTTATCTGCCATTTCGTCCCAGTTCTTAACTTTCTTGATGCTAGCATCTTGCAACTCATAGCACAAACTAATTGACAATGAGTACATCGCGGAAATTTCTTTGATATTAATCTGAGAAACCTTGCCATTCAAAATATCGCTTGGATTTGGCATCTGTTTGGAAACTCGACGATGCGCCATAAACTTAACAGCAAGTCCTTCACCGATTGCGCCGGCTACCAAATCAGTCAATGTGCGTTCGTCCAAATCGTCGTCGGTGAGCAATTCACTGACAAAAGACCAGCTACGTGGAGTTGCAAATGCCTTGCTTGAAGATTTTGGATCAAAGTCGTACAAGTCCTGTTTGGCAAAGCCAACATAACCAACAACTTGCTCGTGAACTTTATTCTTAACAGCCCATTCTTGCCAATCTTCAAAGTCTGATTTTAGTTCAATATGAACAAAACGGTTTGCCAAAGGACTAGGCATGCGATAGGTAACACCTTTGTCGGCTTCGCGGTTACCGGCAGCAACGATGCTTACACCCTTTGGAAGGATATAAGTACCAACACGGCGGTTAAGTACCAATTGGAAAGCCGCTGCCTGTGTAGCAGGAGCCGCACTATTCAATTCATCCAAGAATAGGATAGCAGTAGAGTTAGGATCAGTGGGCAATTCAGCAGGTGGTGCCCATGTCATGGTATTTTCTGTACTATTGTAATAAGGAATACCTTTGATATCAGTTGGCTCCCACAGACTCAAACGAACGTCAATAACGTCGCGACCTTGCTCTTCGCCAATTTGTTTAACGATATCAGATTTACCAATACCAGGAGGTCCCCACATAAACACGGGACGCTTAATTTTAACGCACTTACGAATAGCTCGTTTTGCTTCGTTCGGAGTAACGGTGCGATTAGTGGAAATTTGTTCTGCCATACAATACTTTCAGATTTGAGTTAATTTAAATACTGCTGGATTTGTTGCAGTATGTATTAATTATACGGCAAAACTCACTGATTGTCAAGTAGAAGTTGCACTTTTAGTCTTGGCTCTTGTAAATTTTGAAATGTCGCCAGAAAACAACACCAATTGTACAGCCATTTTATCATTAAAAACGAATATATCTCGCTTGCCTATGTACCAAGGACACTCAATAAGATTGTCCATTTCTAATACTAATTTTCCGGTATATTCTAGTTGATTTTCAAATCGAACACGATGACATGTAATTTGTGAAGTAAGACGAGCAAATCCTTCGTCGGTCAAACGAAGACCGCCTTTCTTTTTATATCTGGGATTTTGCCACCATAAAGAAAGAAATTTCCTTATGTTTTTTTCATCGGTTGCAAGTTCTAATTTTTCTGCAATATATTTTGTTATCTCAATCTTTTGATTTATCATACAAAATATTTATGGATAGACTTTTTCTCCAGTGACTAATTTGTACACAGAAAATTCTAAAGTATTAAATTGCTTGTTGAGCTTTTCAGCAAGATTATATGCATGTCCAGCGTTACTAAACGAGATTTTTTTATATTTTGGACCCATCTGATGTGCCACTAAACTATTAGTTTTTAAATTAATAGGCCGATCTTGATAGAATACAGCCCAAATAGCCTCTGCTTCTAGGACCTGTTCTGTTTTATAAGTTTTTTTATTAATTAATTCTAAAATTACGATAGGTTTAGGACGACTCATTATACGCTCCGAAGTGTGCGTATATATTTATGTAATAAACTGTTAAAAAGTTCCGCCGTCCATGCTGATTACAGTAGCTTCATTAGTGGTATTTGAAGCAATTTGATCTAGTTCACCTGCTAATCTAGTCATAATTGTAGCAATACTATCGGATAGATCGGTGTATTCTTTAGCAGTCAATGTCATGGAATTTTGACTACTTTTTCTAGCAATACGAGCTTTTTCTAAAAAAGCTTCTAATGGTAATGTGTTTAACGGCTTCATACTTTATTTAAGCTATTTAATACAGCTTTCATTTCTTGCGGAGTACTAAATGGGCCTTGATACTGATTACGCTCTAAAGTAATCAATTTAGGACAGAAACTTTTTAACCAACCTTTTTGGAATTTAATCACGTAGTAACCGGCACAATATCTACTTTTACTTTTTATATTTTTAGTATATAACGGAAGTTTTTGTTTGACATTATATACCGGATTAAACGGTTGTGTTCTACATGGATAGTTATATACCTCAAAAGTGTCACTACTGGTAGTAGAAGATTTCTTTTTCTTTATTTCATTATCGAATGAAATTATATCTAATTGTGATTTTATTTCATTGAGATTTTTAAATTCAATAGATTTACCATGACGATAAAACTTATATCCTTTGCTAAATTTTGAAATGGCTCCGATCTTTTTGTTATTACTTTTAATCAACCATTCTTTATTTGGTACTAATACCTTGGCAGTTGCGCTCATTGTGTATACCTTGAATTAAGTGGTTCGGCAAAACTAGTTACTTGTTCACTAATTTTTACAAGATCGTATTCGGCACAGAATTTTAACAATCTAATACCTACCTGTGAAATGTTTTTTTCTTCTTTTATTGCAGCATCAATCGTTTCGTCAATAATAACTTTGATATCGGCTGGTTGAGCCGATAGGTCGCACAATTGAACATTTCGATTATAATCGTCTAATACCTTGTGTTCGATACCTTCGTGGTCTACCCACTTCTGCAACATCATGTTATTCCAATTATATCCTTTGGCCTGTCGGTCAGCAAATGCCTCACGAAGTCCAACTTTATTTTTTGTACCTTTTTCTCGCACACCTGGATACGCACTAAAGATATTATCGCTTGTATCGCCTCTCATGCATTTTTCAAATAGTAACCATGATGGATCAGGTGCTGGCTTTTCTTCTCCGGTCTTTTTATCTTTAACACGTTTACCTTTTTCATCAAAGTATCCTTCGTGTGTAGTTGTAACTTGCATTACACCATTATATTGTTGAACATTTGGAGCGATCAGTTGTGCAAAATCTCCGTCTGTTGAGATAATAATATGGGAATCATTGGGATGATTTTTAATCCAGCCGGCGATAAGATCGTCCGCTTCTAATCTTTGATTTTGAAGAACTGTACAGTTTGTTTTGTTTGTAATAAAATCTTTAAACTGATCAAATGTTTCCCAGAATACACGATCTTCTTCTTGCTCTCGAGGGCTTTGAGCAGCGCGGCCCTCAGCACGTTGACGTTTATAGGGAGCATAGTAATCTTTGCGCCAGCTACGACCTTCGAGAAAGAATACCACATGGTCGCCTTTGAATTCTCTCCACGCCTTGCGAACACTACCGAGCACAGTGGCTAGGCTCATACCAATTTTGTCATTAAGGTCGCCACGTATTACATGTCTAGCCCTAAAAAATGTGTTTGCTGTGTCTACAAGAATGTATGTTTTATTCATTAAAATATTTCCGTTTTTCCATCATCTCTAAGAGCTCTATTAACATACCCGCTGCCTCGACGATCCATGTCAATTCCTTCCTCTGCTCCTAAGTTTCTACAGAGTTCTGAGAACCATTGATCGACAATGGCTTCTTCATTTTCGCCTGTGTAACCATTGAGTTTCAATTGTAACACAAAATATTCGTTCCAATCTAGTTCAAAGAATCCATTGCGTATATTGTCCATATTAACATGGGTGTCTAATACCGCTACCCAAGGTTCTTTATTTTCTGTAGCGATTTCTTTTGCAGTCTTTGGGACAGGCGTAACTTGTGTTTTGGTAAAAAGATTTTTAAAGAAGTTTTTCATTTTGTTTCCTTGGGGCTGTACTAGTAATGATTGGTCTAGGATTCCCATTAAGTGCCCCACTCATTTTTAAACAACGGCACTTGCAACCGATCACTATAACGTAAACCGTGTTTCATAGCCATTAGTGCTACTGCTTTATTATTCAAGGCGTACACACTTTCAACGCCACCAACTGGCATTAAGTAGACATGACCTTTAAATCCAGCGGCACGATACTCGCTCGCGGCTTTAAGAGCATAATCACGATCTTCTTCTGTAGCAATAACAAACTTCAAATATGCTGTACCAACTTCTTCGTATTCACACACAACTTCTGGAAGAATTGCCTCCTCCCACTTTTCACCTGAACAAGGAAGTTTAGCACTTACACTGAATGTAAGTTCTTTACCTACTTCGCTATTCCACTTCTTCAAATAACCTTTAAACTCTGGAGTAAGTTTCTGAGTGCCATTAGTTTCAAATGTGATCTCTTTCAGCGCCTTCATTTTAGGATTGTTCAGCAAGTCTGGATAAGCACGTTGCCAGCCTAACAATGGCTCGCCACCTGTGATAACAAGATGTTCATCCTGCCATTCGCCATGCGGAAGAATTTCCATAATGCGATCTGCTATTGCTTCGCTAGTAAGCATTGGACTAAGGTCTTTAAACTCGGGCATCCAGCTTGCATAACTATCGCATCCTGTACTTACTAACGGAAGCTCTTCATACTTTTGAAAAGGTGTAATCAATGAGTGTGTAGCTGCAATACCAGCAGCTTCCATACTTAATTCACCACGCGGCATGCCAAAGCCAGCACAGCGGAAATTACAGCCGAACGTTCTCAAGAAGACACTAGGTACTCCCATATATCTACCCTCTCCTTGTATAGAGTAGAATAACTCTGCTATCTTAATTTTGCTCATATATATTTGACCATTTCTTGAGTTTGTATTTTTTATTTTGTTTTGCTTCGTCTAAGTTTTTAGATTTCACGATACCTTGTTCCAACAAGATATCGATCATTGCTAACACATCACCGAGCTCTTCTTCTAGATGCTCTAAATTAGTTTGTGCCTCGCCAAACTTATGATTATCCATGCCAAATCTGCTAATCTTACTAACTGCCTGGATAACCTCGGCACATTCTTCTTGAAGAATGTCCATTACTTCTTTTATTTTACTGTCCATTATTATTTTTCGCTTTCAAATACTCGTCATTATGAATCCATTTATTTTTAACTAAAAATCCCCATTCTCTCGTTTGTGGACCGGGCATAAACAATGTCCAGGGTGTAACACCTTCTGGCAATTCAATTCTATGATAACTTGTGGGTTTACAAATGCGGAAGTGTCCAGGGCCGCGCCACCT